CTACTCTGGTTTTTCAGGCCAATCAACGTCTGGAGCTGTTGAGGTATCCACTCGACTTAGCAAAACGCGATACTGGCGCCAAGTTTTCAAACTATCTACCTCAGAATCTGTTGCCATACCTAATTCAACCGCATCTTGTAAAGTACTGATACGGGTTGTCGCAAGGCTCATTCGCTCTTTAAGCTCACACTCGGCCATTTCAGTATGAAAATCTTTCTCAGCCTGTGCATTTTTAACCCATGCTTTGCCATCCCACGAATCGAAATCGCTAGTCGGTGCTTTATCGGTCATGTCTTTCGGTATATCTCCCAGCATGTCGATTACCTGCATTTGGTGATTTTGTGTATTCCAGCAGGTCACGCCACGATGATCGGCAACGTATCGCCATGTACCGTTATCCACATCAAACACAACCGCAAAACCTGCCTTTTCCTTAGGCGGCTTTATATTGGTGCAATAAGCCGGTAAACCGGTATTCGCTGGAACAAAACAATCCCCCACGCCAATAAGTTCGCAGGTATCAGATGACAGGTTATGGACGGTCAAGGTCTGGTCTTTATTCGAGAATTTGAAAGCAGCCATTATGCAAGTCTCACTATGTAGTTATAGGCAATGTTTTTGACGGTGTTCTCGGCGTTGCCGGCAGCGTTTACCGTAATCGTATGTCCATGAACACCAAGGGCAACGGTATGGCTGTGCGCACCAATTCCCACAGTATGGTTATGTGCGCCGATACCTACGGTATGGGCATGCGCTACTGAGTTTGTTGTTGTTCCATGTTTACCTAGGTTAGCCGTAGCAGAATCACCACAGGCGAAGGTGTCATAGTTGCCAGCGCCGCCATGCCCGTAGAGAGGAATGTTTGCGTGGTTATGAACACCACCATTTGATGTGGTCTTGGTTCCATAGTCGAACGTGCTTGCTGTTTTTGTGCCGTAGTCGAAACTGCTGGTTGTTTTAGTGCCTAGATCTGTATTCGATGCACTGGCACTGTGATTATGCGATTTAATGCCGTCTTGCTCTTGCGATAACACGGCGCGGCCACTCACTGGTTTCCCTTTGATAGTCCAGCCACGCATGTCAGGAATAACGCCGGACGGGTAGGCGATGGCCAAAAGTCGATAAACGTTCTTATCAAAAGTTTGCCCTTGCATCAAAGCATAATCTTCGGGAATGACGTCGGAAGGCCAAGCAATTGGAGAACCTACGGGTACGGTATTAAGCGGTTCAAACTCCTTTTCAAAACCGTATCCGTCACGGGCAGAACGATAGTAAAGACCGCCATTTCTATAGTTGGCTTTGAATTGCAACGAAGGACAAGAACTAGGTGTCACGTAAAAGTGAACAATTAGAACGCTATCATCACTGCGTCTCCCAACGTAAAGTCCGCTAGGTGCATTCCATGCCACACCTTTTTCGCTCTCGACGGTACTGACCGCATTAACTGGAAATGCCTTCACATCATCGGCATTCAAGCTAATATTCGCGCTTAACGCTTTGCCGTTAACCTTACGCTCACTCGGGACACGTCCATTAGCATTATCATTCGCAGCTTTGACTGCGGCGGGTGTTGCCGCCTGAATTTCACTGGTGCTATTGGTAGCGCTGTTAAGCTGAACTAACCCCTTTTGCTTTGTAGACGCATCCACAATCGCCAGCGATTCACGCGCGGCCTTTTGCGCCAGCACACCACGCCCACGGATTTCCGACAGATCCTGATCGATTCGTAAAAATAAACCATCACCGGTGGACACGTTTAACGTGATATTGGCCGTATCTGATACCGCCAGACGAAACTGCATATTGACGCTGACACCGCCTACCGGTTTTTCAATTGCGGCACAGTTCGCCACGGCATACAGCTCACCGGCATCAGTCAGTATTCCGATTTCTCGCACGGTAAAGCCGCCCACGTCGGTCGGGAGGACTATTTTTGCCATCATCTGGGTCGACTGATCTGGAGAAACGCTGAGATCCGCAATATCGCCACGGTATCTCTCGTTCACCAGCTTGGTTTGCGTTGGCTTTGGCGGCGTGGCCTGCCCGTTGCCATCACCTACGACAAATTTCACCAACGTGATTTTGGTCCCACTCGCCAGCGCTTCGGCTTCCAGCTCTTTGCCGCGGTTCGTGATAATGCTGTAAAAGTTAGCCATTGGGCTCCCCTGCAAATATATCGATATCAATGTGCGCGGTCGTAGCGCCTGAAATGTAAAACGCGCCCTCAGTTCCCACGTCAGTGATCACATCAATCTTGCTCAGATAGCTACGGAGGTTCTTTGCGCGATCGGTGAGGTTACGGATCTGCGCGTACAAGGCTTCAGTAACCCCCTGCGTGCTGTAGACCTCAATGCGAAAGGTGTACGGATCTTGCCGGGGTTGGTCTTGCCACCATTCCACCACCGTAGTCGGGAGCCCTACCGCGCTTAACGATCGCCGTACCGCCCCCGCAGTTCCTCGATGCTGATGGACATACGCTGCATCCGCAATAACCTGCCGCTTTTGCGCCTCATCCCATTCAGGGTTCCAGTAGTCAACGGCGTACTCCCATGCCAGCCACGGCAGCAAATGTACCGGACAGGTTGTGGGATCTTTGACATGACGAATGGGAACCGGTAGGGCAAGAATTTGTTCGCCGTTAGCCTGTTCGAGCGCGCGCTCTTGTGCCTTTGCATTAAGCGGGAGTAAAGACTTAAACATCGTCCGCCTCCAGTAGGGTCAACGTGACATTGCTGCAATACGGCGCGGCGCCTGTTTTAGCTTCAATATCCGCAGTAGGCTGTTCCAAATGAACACGGGTCACGCCCGGCTGATGGAGAGCGCGGTAGATACCGGAAAGCGGTGCTACGCCGCCAATGCGATGCACCTGCGCCACATAGGTTTCAAGTGCTGTTTTCGCGCTCTCTAACACCGTCTGTGCGTCAGGGCCGTCGGGAATATCCAGCGCAGCCACCACGGCGTATTCACTCAGAACCGCACTTTGCACCGTGACGTAATCCGTTAACGGTCGCACTTCATCTTCGTTTAATGTGTGACTGACCTCATCAAGTAGCGTTTGGGACGCTGTACCGCTCCCCGTTCGCGACAACACATACACATCCACCTCGCCGGGACGATTGTGGGTTTGGGGTCCATAGGCCTCCGCATCCAGCACATCGGGATCGGCGGATTTGGCGTAAAACCGGTAAGCGTTACGCGCACCGGCGGTGCTGAGCTGTGACCATGACAGCTGGATACGCTCCCGATACGCCTCATCCTCCTCCATCACAGCTTCAACCGGCGGGATGGCCTCGGGCTGTGCGGGGGTTATCACCTGTCGTGCCACGTTAAATCCGGCACCAATTTGATCTAAGTCCGCGCCCAACGCACTGGCCAACAACACGCCACGTACCGCATCATTGATACGCTGCAATAACAAGACGGTTTGATACGTATTGGCTTCACCCTGCTTGTAGACCGGATCAGACTCCACCAGCGCGTCATACACCGTATCCAGATCGCGGAGCTTCTCGAGCCAACTGTTAAAAATGGTCGTCGCATCAGGGACAAGAATGGCATCCGGTACCGGGATTGCAGAGAGATCGATAAGGTTAGGACTTGTTGCCATAAATGGTTATCCCTTCAAGCGTAACCGGCTGACCGGTTTCTTTGTTAATGCCCTCGATAGTCAGTTCAAAGACGCCATCGCCATCACGCACCACCTGTACGCGCTTCACGTTTAATCGCGGTTCCCAACGGGCCAACGCGGAGGCCGACGCCCCCACAATGCGCACTCGCGTGCTTTCATCCTGTGGGTTATCAATCAGGTCAGGTAAATCACTGCCATAATCGCGTAGAAGCACCCGACTGTTTTTTGGCGTACTGAGAATGTCGATAACGGACTGACGCAAATGGTCATTCCCCGCCAGCCGTTTGCCCGTCTTGGCGTTCACACCCTGCATATCACCTCCATAAAAAAACCCGCCGAAGCGGGTTTAATTTTTCTGTTTGCCGAAATATTCGGGACCGGTTTTATCTTTTTTCTCTTTCTTTTTCTTTCCGCTCGCCGCCTTAGGCTTGATATCGGTGGCTAAACTAAACGCCACAGAGAGCCCCCCGCTCGTTAGGCTATAGACCATCGACTCAATCAACCATGTGCGATCCTCACGCTGACCAAACCCTTGCGTAGTCACGCGCGCCTCGGCGGTCAACGGTAAATGCTGAGGACGGCACGGCGCGGTGATATTCATCCGCTGCTCGTTGCGTTTAGCCTGCGTCTTTTTCGCCTTGGCCTGCTGGTCTGCCTGCGCTTTATGCGATTGGGTATAGGGGTTTTCGAGATCAGGGCCATCATGCTCGGTCTGCGCCACTTTGGTCTGCCCGGTATCCTCATCGTAGTAGTTGACCCCAATCTTGCCCTTCTTCTCTTTTCCACCAGACGACGGCTTTCCCGTGGTCGAACCGCGCTGTCCTTCACTGTAAGTCCAGTTCGATACCTCACGCGGGACGATGATCACATCTGCAAGGGTTTTGCCGCTGGCGGTTAACGCAGCACCCTGCTCCAAGAACAGCCAATATCCCCCGCTCGGTTTACTCACGGCGTTATGGCTCCGAGCCAGCCGCGTCAAGAGATTGGCATCCGACTCCGACACCTGATCAAGATGCGGTACCGCAATTGCCGCCAGCTTATCAGCGACTTTCGGGATCAGACCATTGTCGATGGCCACCGTTTTCACAATGTCGCCCAGCGTCAAATTATCCCAACTGCGGGTTTTGTGGCTTTGCACGTTGCCGCTTTGCTTCTGTGCGTTCATCGGTGCTGCCGTGGCATAGATCACCACTTTACGCGGTGGACCACTGCTCGAGACACCGCTGACCACAAACCAGCCCTTATCTTCTAACTGACCATTAAACCCCAGACCGAGTTGCAGTCGCGCCCCATTGCTAGGCAACGGTAAGGTTTCCGATATCAGCGTGATTTGCAGCTCGTCGGCTTTGCCCGTGGCGCCACCGTTGTCAGTGAGTGTCAGTTCTTGCAGGCATTGGCGTAACGCTTTAGAAATATCTTTACCCTCGGCGGTCACACTGAACTCAGGCCGGTACTCTTCTACACTGTTCATGACTAATCCCACAGTTTAAGCGGTGATGCTGCTACCGGTGTATCAAGATCCGGCAGCGTGATCATCACACCGGCGTCATAAACAGCGCCAAGATCGGCAAGGCCCGGATTCGCATCCAGCACCTGCACTACCGCCTCCTCTAAATTGGGCCAGCCATAATGCGCGGCGCAAATCGCGTCCAGCATGTCCCCCTCACGGGTTTGATAGATCGTCGGCATAATGTCGTATCCCTATTGAGAAGGTTTTGTGGCGCGGCGTGCCCGCGGGGAGAAACGTCGAGGCGCTGTCGTTAAATTTCTCAATCACCCAATAGCCCAGCACATCACCCGCCCCGCTCACCAGCTGCTGTGGGGTAGCCTTATCCGCCAAGTCATATAAATCATCAATGGCGCCCACTCCTTTGCGATAAAAAGCATGGGCTTCTCCTTGAAGCGTGACCGTTCGCCGCTCTTTGCCGGTAAACTGCAATAAGTCCGCCTGCCCGATACGCTCTTGTGCACTCCACCGCCAGTTGGCCTCACGCGAAAGTTCGTTGTAGGTCAACGCGTCGATAGAGAATTCAAAGTCCCCCAGTATCAGCATCACCCGCGGCGGATCGCTGGCTGCTGAGGCGCGTTGAACCGATGAGGCATTTTGTTCAACCGCGGCTAACACCGAAAATCCGCTCATCACCACAGCCCCCCTTTGTCGTACATCGCGTTATTACCGTTGAAGATATCGGTCGCTTGCGCTTTGTTAATCACCTCATCTGCTATCGCAGTCCCTTCCTGCTCAGAGCTTACGTTGATTTCAACCTTTAACTCTTGCCGACGGCTATCGGTTATTGAGGTAGGTTTCTGCTCGGTATCCACGCGCTCGATCTGCTGTATGAGTGTTGGCCACGGCAAATCCGGCAAAGATCCGGACAATGCGAGTTTGTCCGTTTTATCATTCGACTGACTATCGCGCCTCACCTCAGACGATGTCTCCGGTGGAGATAAAAACTGCAAGCCCTGAGTTTGTTCAGGCAGAAGCGTTCCACGCCCTAAATCAGGTGAAGGAAAGGTTAAGCCCAATCCTTTTTCCTGCGGATTTGCGCCCGTGCCTTGGTCGCTCTTCGGCGTGTTTTTGCTCATCTCTGCCGCCCAATCCAATGAGAATGGGGCATCACTACTTTTCCCATCCACACTTTCAAGCAGCCGCTGGCGCTCTTTCCCCTCCTGATCTTTATCCCAGAACAATGGGATAGCACCGAGTTTGGACTGTGAGCCCGACCACTGCTCACGCAGCGATTTTTCCATGCCGGGTTTATTCACATTCTGCGCAAACCACTCCCCTAAGCCGTCCCCCTCGGCTTTGATTTTTGCCACCTCCATCGGCATACCCGAACCGATCGCCGTGAGCACATCGGTTTTGGACTCGTTTTCGTCCGGCAATAGCCACGACAGTTTTTTCGCCGCGGCATAGATAATCTTGCCCACGAAGACCACGCCGTTCCCAAACGTCAGCACGCCGGGATAAAGCTCGTTCTTCATAAAGTTGACTATCTTGCTAATCCCGCCGTTTTTAAACCACTCCGCCAGATTGTCCGTCAGCGATTTTATCTGCGGGGAAAGCTGTCCGCCGAGTTGCCCCGAGATTTCATCCATCGCAGAAGAGAGTACCGTCTGCAGGTTACTCACCGCGCGATTGCCTTCCACCGCCCCCCTCGCACCTTCTTCCGTGACCAGCTGATAGCGTTTCTGTTCGTCCATCAAATCGCGATAGCTTTTGCCGGATTGCTTGAGCAGCATCAGCATTTTGCTCGCCTCGCCCCCAAACAGACTATCGAGGGCAAACGACGCCTTGGACTGATCTTTTAAGGTCAGCGCCCGCTCTACAATTTTGCTGAACTGATCTATATCACTCAGACCAGCAAGATCACCGGCTTTAAATCCCAACGTTTCAAACGCATCCTGCAATCCACCCTGCTTGCCGTTCTGTTTGTACTCCCCGGCTTTATGCAGATACTCCTCAAACAGATCGCCAAAGTTCTCGCCGTTCATGCCGTATTGCTTGCCCACCGAGTCCCATGCGTTAAAGGTTTCAACCCCCACGCCATAACTCTTGGC